CTATGATACAAAAGCAACAGTTATTTTGAAAGACTGGTCATGGGATAACAAAACCAAAACTTATGTAGGAACTGCCATTACTAAAAAAGTTGCTGTCAACTACTCATTTAATAGCACTACTGGTAAATGGGAGGAATAACTTTATCACTTCTTTATTATGCTTTTTGCGTGTTTTCCAAAACCAATTTTATTTGAACCGAATATTTTAAATGAGAACCTAGAACATTATGAGGTAGAAATTAAAAAAGCTATATCAGAAATAGGTTCAATGAGAGATTCTATGTTAAACGTAGACTCTACTCATAAACTCAGAACTAATATTTTCGAGGTTGCTAGACTTAAGGCATTACGTCAAGCAATCTTTTTTCATGCAACAAATTTTTTACATGAGATAGGGTATAAAAATACTGACTCATTACATTTTGAAAATGTATGGGCAAACATAAGCAATAAAGGAGACTATCTATTTCCTCATGTACATAATGGATCTTTACTTTCTGGTGTGTATTATGTAAAATGTGATATGAAAGATAAAATTAAATTCTTTAACACACCTACAATGCTTCCAGAACCTGTTGAATATAATCAATTCAATGCACAGTTTGTAGAACACTCATGTATTCCTGGTTCATTAATGATATTCACAAGTGATATGTTGCATGGAACTGAGAAACAAATTGGTGAGGAGAAAATTGCTATCTCATTTAATATGAAATTATGATAAAGATAGGATTTATCGCAGGTTGGAAAATGTCAGATGAAGTTTGTGATGGTCTGATTGAATATTATGAAGAGTCACCTGACAAGAAAGCAGGTGAAGTTGGTAAAGGTCTTGACCCAGAATCAAAAATCTCTACAGATATTACAGTTGTTCCAAGAACACCTGATGATAGGATACAAAACTATTTGGATGAACTGGGACAGGTATGTGATGAATATACCAAATTATTCCCATGGTCATCTAAGTCTCATGCAACATGGGGACTGAATACAAACTTCAATATTCAAAAGTATAATCCTAATGAAGGTTTCTTCTCATGGCATATGGAAAGAGCATCTTATAAGGATTTGAATTCATATCGTCATTTAGTTTTTATGACATATCTAAATGATGTGACAGATGGTGGACAGACAGAGTGGTTTCATCAAGGAGTAAAGATACAACCAGAAAAAGGAATGACATACATCTGGCCATGTGATTGGACTCATGTGCATCGTGGCATAACTTCCCCCACTCAAACCAAATATATAACTACTGGTTGGTATTCATATCACTTACCAGAATTTGATTATACGGAGTGGAATGGAGGATGAATTTAAAACATTCTTATTGGTATTTTAAAGGTGTTGTTAAACCAGAGGTATGTGATCGTATCATTGCCATGGGTAAAAGAAGGTGTACTAAATTAGGACAGGTCAATAAGAGTTCACCAAAAGAATTAGATGAGTATGGCAAGGAAGAACTAGAAGATTTATTGAAAGTTAGAAACTCTCATGTAGCATGGTTGGATGAACCTTGGATATATAATATTTTAAAACCTCTTGTAGATCAAGCAAATAAATGTGCTGAATGGAATTTTCAATGGGATGTGACAGAATCGGCACAGTTTACAGAATACAAACCTGGTCAATTTTATGATTGGCATCCTGATATGGGAACTGAACCATATTCAGATGGTAAGTGGCAAGGTAGGTATAGAAAACTATCTACTACATTATTGTTAAATGACCCTAGCGAATTTGATGGAGGTACGCTAGAATTCCATCATCATAAAGATAAACTCACAGTTTGTGAGGAATTAGATATGCAAGGATCTCTAGTCGTATTTCCTTCTTTTGTATATCATAAAGTAAACCCAGTAACTAGGGGTGTCAGATACTCTCTAGTCACATGGAATTGTGGATTTCCTTTCGTATGAAAACAGACACACTACTAAGAATCTTAAAAGCGGTTAGGGTAAAACCTAAACCAAAGATCAAACCAGTTCGTAAGCACTACAACATACACACCTACGGATGATTTACGTCTCTCAGATAGACATAACACCTGAGTTATCAAATGAACTCATAGAGTTCTTCAACTCAAATATACTTAAGACATATGTCTGGGATGAAACCAGAGTCTTGAGTATGGATGCTGGTGGCATGGGTAGTAAAGAACTACCTGATGCTTATCATAAATTGGTAGAACTTACAAAGAACATCAAATCATTCGTAGATCATGACCCAAAATTTGCTATCTTACAAAACGTAGAGATAGTTAAGTATCCTTGCGGAGCTGCAAAGGGATATCATTATGATGTTACTAGGACAACAACTACAGGTGCATCTATTACATATCTAAATGATGATTATCTTGGTGGTAATACTGTCATTGGTGGTGTTGATGTTCAACCTATGATGGGTAGGACAGTATATTTTGATGGATGTGAGTTTAGGCACGCTGTATCTAACATACTCAAAGGAGATCGCTATACTATATCCTCATGGTATGGTGTAGATGAATCATTACCACTCAACAAAGAGTTCACTAACTTATGAAAATTATTGATAATGCTTTGGATGTCGAATTATTTTCGATAATCAGAAAATCAGGTTGTGACTCTCAGAGTTTACCTTGGTATTTGGAGACTAATATATCTGGCATGGGTAAGGAAGATAATTGTTACTTCACCCATTTGTTTTATAATAACGATACTGTTTGTAGTGACCATATGAAGTGGGGTCAAGCATTAAAAAATTATCTGGAAGCAAAAGCATTTGTAAGAATCAAAGCAAATTTATATCCAAGAACGGACACCATAGTACATCATACAGATCATATTGACTATACGTTTGATCATAAAGCTGCTATACTATACTTAAATACCAACAATGGATTTACTGTAATTGGTGATGATAAAATTGAATCAGTAGCAAATAGAATGTTATTGTTTGACCCTCAAATACCTCACCATAGCACAACTTGTAGTGATGCTCAATTCAGAGCAAACATCAATTTTAATTACTTCTGATGACCAGAATCTTAGACCCAAGAGAATCATATATCTTTCCAGAGTATCTTAGTATTCCCTACACAGGAATTCTGCATTGGGAAAAACTTTGTGATGGTATCAAAGATATATTAAAGAATGAATTTCATGCTGATATTGAATACGCAGAGGTGCGAGAGATAGAGGATGAAGAGGTATCCTCTGATGGAGAGTTTATTGCTGTGGTGTCATTAATCACAGGAACTTTATACATCTATTGTTGG